ATTAAGACCTCTCCAGTTGCTACGCTTATAAGCCTTAGACTAACGCTTACAATATCTTCCCGATACTGTATGCTAGTTCCAATACCTAAGTATCTAGCACCTGCACCACCTGTTCTTACATTACTATCATAGCTTACAACTGCACCCTCTAGCAATACACCTGCAAATAGCAGGGGCATAAGTGGTTGAATTTCCTCTTGGTTCTTTGTAAATTGCTCTCTTGTAGATCTAATTATTTGTCTTTCTTTTGTAAGATTATCAAGACCTATTCTTTCAGCGACTGTAAAAAATTCTCCATTACTTGCGTGTTTAAGTGCCCTAATTAAAAGACTATTTGGTGCTTGAGTTATAGCAGTTGAGAATAATGCAAATTCAGAATTAGATTTTCTTTGACCTGTTTGATCTGTAAAAGATGTAGGATAAATTGCTACTACTGGTTTTACTTTTGGTCGGGGTGCGTTTTTTAATTTCTCACTTTGGAGATCATATATTGAAGCATTGTTTAATCCTTTGGACTTAAATCTTTCTGCGTAGCTATCGTCTAATATTTGATTTATGCTACAGCTAGAAAGTAAAAGAACCGATAGGAACTGTAATTTCTGTCGTATTACCATCTGAGTCAGTTATTTTTAGGGTTATCATAGTTCCATCTTCAGAGACTGTATATTCAATAGTATTCCCCATTAGCTCTAAAATTCCGCTAGTCTGAGGTGTCTCTCCAAATAGATTATCAACTAACTGCCTACTCAACTGAGCATAGATTCTTGATTCTAGGTTTCTAATAAACCTTGCAAGTGTTGTATTTTCTTCATCTCTTTTAAGCTGTTCTTTATAGGCTTTCAGTTCTGCTAAAGCTGCTTCACGCCTATTGAACTCTTGGTTCTCAATCGTAAGATAATGTGAGCTAGTACCAACACCTGAGAAACTTGGTGATTTAAACTTGTGCACTATTTGATCAGCTCTTAATTCTTGAGCTGCAATTCCAATCAGTAGTATCACACCTACTACTGTAACAAATTTAATAATAAGATCTTTTTCTTTAGCTTTTTTTTGAGCTAATAGATCTGCTTTACTGGGTCTACCCCTTTTCTTTTTTATCTCCGCCATCATCTACCTCATTCTGTTTTAGCTTTAGAACAGTATTAACTTTCTGCTGTAATCGTATCATATCTTGATCTAATAGCCTAAGTTGATCAGTGAGTCTGATGATGGTGTTCTTCATTTCTGAGATTGCAGGATCTATAGTATTGGTTATAGTTTGCCAAACAAAATACACAAAGTAGCCTAGACCAACTACCATGATAGTTGTAAACCCGAACTGTTCTACTAGGGCTACTACATCCATTAGTCCCTTCTTGCATCAATCTTTCCATCTTCTACAAAGTTCTCAGCCCTTGCAACTCTATCTAAATCAGGAGGTAAATTTAAAGCACTAGACACACTAACATCTATTCTGATCATGTCATTATTCATTATTGAAGCTCTTGTGATTAGCATCTTTGTGATGCCCTGTATTGTTTTTATATCACTAACTAGATTCCCCATAAGCTGTTTCATTATGAGAAATATGAAGTAGCCCATACCTAAACCACTAGCTATAGGGACACCTACCTTTTCTATGAGATCAAATACTTCCAGTTTAGTCTCCTGAGTTTTCACCTTTAAAACTACTTGAAGATCCTGTTGTTCCTGCATACAAGCCAAACCATGCAGCTCCTGCACCTACTACAATAGATATAAGACCTGATTGCTCAAAGGATGGCTCAGGTAGATCCATGAACCAAATAGTACACTTATAAAGAAGCACAATATAAACAGTCAAAAACATACGGGGAAAGATACGCCATGAATCAACAGCTCTAGCTAAATGGATCCATCTCTGATGCGGGTTTACTTTATCATCAGCTTCAAGATCTCTTATTTTATCTTTAAGATCTGAGATCTCTTGGATCATAGCCATGAACTTACTAAGATCCATTTCTACTTCATTGCGGTCCATGTCTCCACCAAACCTACTACCTTGATTATTATCATTCATAATTTACTCCTTTAAGTATATTTATCTTTTACTGCCTTTCTTGCTAGATAAAATCCACCAGTCTTGGCAGCATCTCCGAACTTTCCTGAATCAATATCGTGCCATAGCTTATCTAATTGATCTTTAAACTTGCTGTAATATTGTTTCCTATTATCTGCTGCTGTTTGTTCTTTATGTAAATTTATATTCATTCACCATACCTCTTTACTATGACTTGCGTTCCGTTATGTTTTTGATAATGCAGCTTTTCAAATTTAATAATGTATGTGCTTGGCTCTTGAACAGTTAATGTCAGAGTTGTATCAGTCATAGTTCCCTGTAATGTTCCATCCATATAGACCTTAGTTCCTGATGGCAGACCTGTCACATTTATTACATCATCAATAGCAGGAGTAGTTGTAGAGAAAGTAAAGTCCCAAGCTGTTTTTTTAACTAATGCTGTAGCATCCGAATTGACATAATAAGTTGCATCAGGCTGATTATCATCTGCTAAATCCAAGGCAACATGTGATAAACCTAAATCTGATTGAGCTGTTTTTATGCCATCATTAATCTGACCTGTTGTAGACCAAACTATTTCTTTATTAGAATTGTAAAAAATATTATATGTTGTCATAGGCTTCCATTATTTAAAAAATTATCAGCAGTAAATATAACATATGAATAAAAGTAGACAGAATCATTACCAAGTGAAGTTGCTTTTCCATTAACATCATCAAAAGTTCTTCCGCCTACATTTGTTAGCTTAAAACTGCTAGTTGTCACATCAGTAATAGCAAGTCCTACAGTACCTGATGCTTCAGGGAAAGTTATCTCATCTCCACCTTCTTCATCATCTTCTTGGTATTCAACAGAACCTGAGGAATAAGTAAAAGGACTATATGAGCTTGTAGCTTGTCCGCTTGTTATTTGTGTAGCACTACAAAACCTAACTGCGTATGCAGGTATATATCCTAAATTATGAGTAATTGTATGCTCATGTTGAGAGTAAGTTGTTGAATTATATGTATATGTAAGTTGAGCACCACTTGTTCTATGTTGTACTTGTGGCACTAAAATATTTTGACCATAAGATTGAACTATAAGACTTTCTACTGCCCTTGAATCAAACCCTAAAGGCTCATCAGAAGTGACTACATTTTGACCTGCTCTTGAAACAAAAAGACCATCATCACTTCCTCTCTTGCCAACTAGAACTCTATTAGCCATCAGAATAAAGCCAAGTTTGAATATCTTGGAGCCACATAAGATTTCACTGATAATGATTGAGTTGTATTGTTTGTTATTCTTATTGTTTGATTTGCATTACTTTCAACAATGTTAAATGCTGCTGATGAAGTTGAAGATGTGTTTATATTTAATCTTCCAAAACCTATAAAACCGAAAGCTCTATTAAATGAAATACTTGATAAATCAATGGTTGCTGTTGCTCCTGATGTAAGTGTAGTGGTTGTAGTTGTAGCACCTGCAGTTGTTATTGGTGCTAGTTGAAACATACCTATAACTCTTGAAACATCAGTAACAGAGCCATTATCAGTATTAAAAATTAATTCATCTGCTGTACATGAAGTCACATCTTTACCAGTCCTTGAAACATACAATCCAAAACCTGCTGAAGCAGAACTATGTCCATGATTGGTATTTACATTTTTTCCTAAAATTAATCTATTAGCCATAATAAGTTGAGTTCATATATCCGTAGCCTAGAGGTATTCTTAAAACAAAAAAAGAACAATTTTCACATTCTATTTTATTCTCCTCATTATCTTCTAATATGTTATAACCTCGCCCTCTACCAACAGGTCCACTTGCTGTAAAAACTGAAGCATTGTTTTTTCCAACTGAATTACCTGTACCAGTAGGAGAACTTGATGCACCACTTGCAGGAAACATATGAGTAGCAGTTGTTTCCCATATACTAAAAGTGCTTACTTGTTCAAAGCTGTCATAATCTTCTTCATCACCATCTTGTTGAGCTGTACCTGTATTTGCTTCTGCTAAAGTTATTAAAGGTATATAACCTAAACCTGCTTTTGTAGAACCTGTACCAGTCAAATAGTTAATACCATTAGTATCAATAATACCAACAGCATAGGTTGCAGCATTTATACCTACTGAGCTTTCAAGAGAATCACTTGCAGGATATGAAATTACCATATCACCATTCGCAAAGGCTTTTTCAATACGGAGTCTTGAAACATTTGTTCCTGCAGAATTTCTAAAGGCTTGTATGCCTGTTATTGAAGCACTATTAATATCATTTTTAATATCATTACCAGTAGTAATTAGGTTTCCGTTAAAATAAGTAGTCACACTTGTAAGAGTGACTGTAGTTCCATCAATGATTATTTTTTTTCCTCTTAGGTCAGATCCAGTAATAGCTTCATCAATATTTACTGTACCAACTATTTGAGGGTCCGAATCAGAATTATCGCCAACAAAATCCAAGCCATTAGCACCTGCATATATTTGACCTGTTCTTGCTTTTGTTGAATCAAACAGCAAGTCCTTATCTGTAGCTGTCAAAACATTGACACTTGGCTTTGATACCTTCAAGCCATATACGCCACTTCCTAAATCTCCAAGCTGAACTCTATTTGCCATAATTAATCTGTAATAAGGATTCTTCCATTTCCACCATCAATCGTTATATTTCCAACAACTATCTTGTCATCAGAATTAGTGCCTATTGTCATTGTAGCACCTACACTCATATTACCTGTAATGTTCCCATTTGTATCTATAGTGCTTCCATTGTTAGTTGAGCCTGTAGCCACTCCGTCTAACTTCCCTGATCTAGTAGAATCTAAAGATGCTAAGTCACTAAGACCTACATTGGCTTTTCCTAGTGTTTGTGTTCCTGAACCTGCGTTGTTTAAAGATAATGATGTTCCACTAAGCCCTAAAGTTATTTGATTATTTTTTAAACTGTTTGGAGCATTTGTAGCATCAGTTTTTATAGCACCAATACCAGTAGCTGAAACAGTACCACCACCTGCTCCTGATAATGCACCTGCAGCACTTATAGAGATCTGACTATTCTTTAGTGCGTTCTTAGCTTGTAGGCTACCTCCACTTACCTCAAGATCAGTAGAAGTTAAACTAAGATTAGTCAAGTCAGCTTTAACCTGAGCATGATTAGTAACCTGATCTAAACCAACATCAGAAGCTGTAGTGTTTTCATTTTTAATTGAAGCAGGAGCATTAGTTAAATCTGTTTTAACAGCTCCAAGACCTGTAGCAGATACTGTACCTCCACCTGCATTTGATAATACTCCCGCAGCACTTATAGAAATTTGTGAATTTTTTAGTGCATTTTTAGCTCTAAGAGATCCGCTATTAACCTCAAGATCAGCAGACTCTAAAGATAAATTAGATAAGTCTGATTTAACTTGAGCATCATTAGTCAGTTGATCTAAGCCAATATCATCCTTATCAAGAGATATATTTCCTGAACCTGCGTTAGATAGAGAGATATTACCGCTACTATCTTTAGCTAATGTGACTTGTGAATTTTTCAAGCTATTAGGTGCATTGGTAGCATCTGTCTTGATAGCTCCTATTCCAGTTGCTGAGACAGTTCCGCCACCTGCCCCTGATAAAGCACCTGCTGCACTAATAGAGATCTGAGAGTTTTTGAGTGCGTTCTTTGCCCTTAGAGATCCACTATTTACTTCAAGATCATCAGATTCTAGTGCTAGGTTGCTTAGATCTGATTTTACCTGAGCATCATTTGTGAGCTGATCTAAACCAACATCATCTTTATCAAGAGATATATTTCCTGAACCTGCATTGTTTAATGAAATATTACCACTGCTATCCTTAGCTAAAGTGACCTGATCATTTTTTATACTAGTTGGAGCATTGGTCAAATCAGTTTTAACAGCTCCAAGACCTGTTGCTGAGACAGTTCCGCCACCTGCATTTGATAATACTCCTGCTGCACTGATAGAGATCTGACTATTCTTAAGTGCATTTTTAGCTCTAAGACTACCCCCACTAACTTCAAGATCAGTAGAAGTTAAAGTAAGATTAGATAGATCTGATTTAACCTGAGCATCATTGGTCAGTTGATCTAGTCCTACATCATCTTTATCAAAGCTAACATTTCCACTTCCTGCATTGGTAAGAGATAGATTTCCGCTACTATCTTTGGCTAATGTTACTTGATCATTTTTTATACCAGTTGGAGCATTAGTAAGATCTGTTTTTACAGCTCCTAAGCCTACAGCAGTTGCCTGACCACCACCTGCACCTGTCAAGGATCCATCAGAGCCTATAGAGATCTGATTATTCTTAAGTGCGTTCTTTGCTCTAAGGCTTCCTGAGTTTACTTCAAAGTCATCTGCTAATAATGATAGATTAGTAAGATCACTTTTAACCTGAGTATCATTGGTCAAATTGTTTAGACCTACATCATTTTTATCAAAAGAAACATTCCCTGAACCTGCATTATTAAGAGATAGATTTCCTGATCCATCTTTAGCTAAAGTCACTTGACTATTCTTTATTGCTGTTTTACCTCTTAGCTCATTACTGGTGACTTCAAATAGATCTGATTCAACTGAGAAATTACTTAGATCTGATTTAACTTGTGCATCATTGGTGACAAGATTTAGACCTATATCACCTTTATCATAAACTGAATAACTAGCATTTACTGAGCTTGTAAATGAAGAATGTAATCCAGTATGAGTTATAGCCCTAAGCCAAAAGTAATAAGTAGTCCCTGCTGTCAATCCATCCATAGCTCCCTGAAACATTACTGATTTGGCATTTGGTTCACCCATCATTGTATGAACTAAATTAGTATCATTTGTTGGAGTAGAGTTAGAGGTTTTTCTATAGATTTTTACAGCTCTTAAATTGCTTACATTTGGATTGGTCCACTGCAGTACAATACCTACTCTATTACCTGAAGCAGTAAATGCTGAAGGTGCTGATATAGATGTTGGATCTGTAATGGTTATATTTACTGCTGATGTATAAGCACTCTTAACACCATTAATATCAAGATGAGCTAGTTTGACATTATATGTTTTACCTATAGCTACATTAGGTATAAGACCTGCTGAAGCTCCTTTTCCAATAAATATATCAGAGGTATAGTCAGAGTCAGTGCTTAGCTTATAAGTCATCTCTGTACCTATAACCTTATCTGCAGTGTTGTTAGTCCATGTAGCTTTAATGTCCATTTTATAACCTGCACCCTCTGCTATACTCTGTTGAGCTAGTGCTAAGTTTGTTGGTGCTGTTAAAGAGAAATCACCAGTATCATCTTCATCTCCTTCATCTTGTGGATTTTCATAAGCTGATGATAAGAAGCTATATACAGAACCATCTATCTCTTTTAGTGTCAGTCTAGTTGCTAAGACTGGATTATCTTTCTCACCCATAACCTCCAATGACTGACCTAAAACTTCAAAGACTTTGTTAGTATAACCAAGCCTTTCATTAGTCACATAAACCCAATCAAAGACCTGTAGCTGCATAAATGCAATATTAGTTGTAAGCTGAATTGTTGTTTTTTGCCTATGATGTAATAGAGCTTGTTTCTGTAATCTTTGAGCTAATGTATTGCTTGTAGTGAATGGAAACTGCAACTCTAAAGTCTTTCTATAGTTTGCAGTAGATTCACCAGTAGGTGTATCTGCAGCAAGTAAGGTTGAATCAGTGTAAGTCGGAGTTTCTTCAGCTTGATATTTTGAATTTGGATCTACAAAAACTGACTTAACCTGATTAAATGTTTCGTGTCCTGATGGATTAGTTGCAACTTGTGCAGGTGCTAATAATTGATCATCAGTAATAGTCATTTCAGGAGTCACTGTAGCTCCTGCAAAAATCACAAACTTACCATTTATGTAAGATACTTTTCCTCCCATTGAGCTTAAGATGCCTTCTAAAACACCTTGTCCACTAGCAGCAAAGTTAGTAAATCCGTTAGCTTTGTATGTGGGCTCTGAGAAGGTAAGGGTGACTCCATCAGCAATGCTTTGAGCTGATGATAGTGTTATCCTATTACCTCTTCTTCTTACAACTTTTACTGTTCCTGATATGCCTGTTCCTGTCACTATATCTTCAGGACCTATTAAGCCTTGATTGGCTGCTGTATCTATAACAACTACAGTAGCATTACTTATAGCACCATTTACTGTAGCTGTTGCTGTACTTAATGAGCTTTCACAAGTGTTAGCAGCAGCAGCAAATCCACCTAAATTAGTTGTATCATCAATTTCTTCTGATGTAGCCTTTAAACCATATACAGTATCTGTTATGAAATCTCTTGCAATAAGAGCAGGGTTATCACTCCATGCAGTAGAGCTATCTCTTGGGTCAAATACTTTTTTCCCTTTTACTGTAAAGCTGATCTTAGGGAATCCACCACCAAACTTTTCAGCATCAAATACACACTGAATAAATACATATGCACATCCAGTGAATTTATCAGTGCTAGTAAGACTTGAGTTAGCAGTGACAGTTGAGTTAGCTGTAGTTTGAGATCCATCTACAAAGACAAATCTAAGGAGAGAGTTATTAGTTGAAAACTTATTATCATTCTCTGAGTTTGTAAAGTCTGAATTGGTTGCATACTGAAATCCGCCTGATGTAGTTGTAGTTAATATGGTGTCATTGACTTGCACTTCTTCTAGGCTTTCTAATTCATGACCTGCAATAACACTTACAAAAGTAAGTAGATAGTTATCACTACCTGTAGTCTGAATATGAGTTATTACTCCCCCTACTCTTGTCTTTCCATATACTAGCTGTCTTGGAGCTGTTGCAGCTCTAGTAGATACTTTAGTTCCAAAGTTTGCAGAGGTTGCTTCTACACCTTTTTGCAATAACCCTGCAACTAGAATACTTACACCCGCTAGAGTAGCGTATCCCGCAATAGTCATTCCGCCTGTAAAAAGTATAGTGGATCCTATAGCAGATAAAGTAAAACCACCTGCAAAAGCTCCCATAGCAATACCAACACCAGTAAGGACTAGAAATGTGACTGCGAATACTTTAAGTGCTTGTTTTAAAGGCTTAGCCATTAGGCACTCTCCAAACATCTACTATGTTTTGTTGTTGATTGCTCATCAGACCATTGTCAGAAGGTGTTATTATTTTGTATCCATCACATAGACCGCATAAGTATGACTCTTGTTTATAAACAACTAAGTCTCCTTTTTGCATAAAATTAGGCTTTATCTTTTCTAACTTTTTTAGATCTGCAGCTTTTTTTATTGCACCTTTTAGGTTTTTTCCATAGCTTGTAATCGCTTCTAAGGCAGTCTTTTCATCTTTCCACCTTAGGGTCTTGGGTATAAGTGATTCTCCTGTCATAGCCTTTATCCCTGCATCTGAGAACAAACAGCAGTCCCATTTACCCCACTCAAAAGACTTATCTTTATTCTTAATGAGAAATTCATCAAATAATATGTTCCAGTCTTGGAGTTTCTTCATCTGAGAGCTTGTCTCCTAGTATATCCACCACTACTTCCACCACTACTTCCTCCACCACCTGTTCCAGTGCTTTTACCCCATACAATTTCTTTATCTTGTAGGAGAGCAACTTTGTTAAAACAAGTGTCAGTGGATTCTAAGTATTTTTGTGATTCTTTGGTGTATCTTAAATTTGATGGCTTGTCTAAATCTGTCAATCTATTTTCAGCATTGACTGTTATGTTAGATCCATCAGGATCATCACTAATTGACATTGTAGTCATACGCCCTTTAAATAAAATCATAGTTGATGCAACTACATCTGAACCTCCTGAAAGAGATCCTAGAAGGACTGTTATAAATCTATTTTGATAGTTTTCTGTAAGAGCTAGATTAAGCATGGTTGGATCCATACCTGCTACAGTCACTGATAGACCATTTGACTTAAGCTCCATATCTTCTTCTATACCTGAAATGCTTAGAAGAGTTCCTGCTCCAATATATGTATTACCATCAATATCAATATCTTCATTACCAGTCCATACATAAATTGTTTCAGTATCAAACTCTGCTTTTACTGCAAAGAATAAGACTTGATCGTTGGACTCTAAGATGTTTTTTAAGGTTGTATCTATGCCACTTCTATTAGACATTTAAACTACCTCAATACAAGAGAATGAAATTCCGTAGTTTGATATGTTATCTGCAGACCATTCAGCAGCATTATTAGTTAGTCTAAATAATCCTTTAGCGGGTGAATGATATACATAGTTGGTAGCACCTGTAAGACTTGCTCTGAGCTTAGGTTGTATCTGAACACCATAAGTGTCAGCACCTGCATTTACATTAAGGGTTGCATCTTCTGTCACCATGACATATTGAACTGGTGTATAACCTGATTCACTCTTTGTTGTAGAGTTAGATATTGCTAAGTAATCACCTTTAAGAAGAGTACCTGTAGCACTATTACTGTCAGCTTTTAATGTAAGACCCGTGCAGCCTTTTACATTAACTCTTATTTTGCATCCTGCTTTATTGCTTTCATCAATTAAAATATCTGATTTTTGTGGGGATACTGTAATTGTATATGCGTTAGTCTTTGTTAAAACTTTATGAGTTCCATTATTCTCAACATTTGCAGATCCAGTAATCATGATGTAATCACCTACTAAAACAGTATTAAAGTAAGTAGTATTACTAGCTCCTGCAATAGTGTTTGTAGCAGCAGTAAAAGATAAAGTAGCACTGGTCACATTTACTCTCTGATCACCTCTAAACTCTCCTGTCATTGTTCCTCTAGGATTTAAAGCATCAGGATCAGAGAACTTAAAAGTATTAATAGATCCGTTTAGATTTAATAGAAATGATTGCCATTCCAAAGCTGTCTCTCTTCTCATTGGTGGTAGAGATACCTCTGCTTCCCAATAGACTCCATCATATTCTTGCGTTCTTACACTTCCTGTATAAGGTGAACTTGCTACTCCAATAGTTCTTCTTAGCCTAAAATTAGACTTAGAAAAGTTTGGTGTAGTCGGCATTGTGATTATCTTAGCCACCTAATAAACTCCTTCTGTAAGATCCACCTCTACTTGCAGCATCTTGAACAGCACTCTTAGATACTTCTGCAATTTGCGGTAGCATCTGCATTACTTCTTGTCTTACTGTAGAGACAATACCAGTAGCAAAGTTAAGATTTTGTACTACTGTAATTCCACCACCACCAACAGCATTTCTACTGTTCATGTTATTTAATATATTTCCGTGAGTGTCAGGAACAAAGATCTCAGGTCCTCTTTCTCCAACTATAGACATATTGCCTTTTTGTAATCTACCACCTGAAGCATTTTGCTCAACTCCAGTTCCTGTTGATGGAGAGATCTTAAAGTAGCCTAAGATAGCATCTACTATAGGCTGTATGACTAAGAGCTCCATAAATGAAGCTATGACCGCCTGAACAATGTTCTGAGCTAGGTTCTTAAAGTTCTCTAATGCCAATGAGCCATCTAACATTGCACCTGCAAACTCATCAGAGAATGATCTTGCAAGAGCTTCTACTCTATTACCTATCTGAGCCATTGCTTTACCCATTGGTCCAGTAGATTCTAAAAACTCTCTATATTTTGCGGTGGCTTCATCTTGAGTTATTGTTCCATTTGCAACAGCAGCACTTAAAAGATCTTGAACATCTTTCATGTTTTTATAGTTGCCTAGTACATCCTCAAACGCATCATTTAAAGCATCTACTGCATCTTTTAAAGTATCTGTAGCATCTGCACTTTCTAATATTCCGTTTTTGTATTGAGCTGTAAAAGTTGGAAGATCCATATCTTCAAAAGTTTCATCTATTAGCTGTAGCTTTCCTAGTAATATACCTAGTGCTTCATCATTGTCTTTTACTGCTGCTGTAGCTAAATCAATATCATCAGCAGCTCCTGCTTCAAATATAGATAACATTGCTTGTTCAGCATCTGTAAGCTCTGTATTTGCTGCTTTATTAAATCTATCTACTTTCTTTTTTAGTTCATCATAGCTCATACCTAGAGCATCAGCTCCACCCATAAGGTTAAACAGTGCTTCTAAGGCTACTTCATTATTAGCCATATCTTCCATGAATGTTGGTGTATCAATATCTAGCATGTCATTTATAGCAGTCATAGCATCCTTTACAGGACCTACCATATTTACATTAAATACATTTTCTAACTCATCTTCATCAAATCCAAACTCTTTTAAAAACTCATCAAAGAATTTTCTATCATTACCTTCAAAACTAGGATCTATGCTAAGAGGAAGGGTGACAGTCATATCACCTTTCTCTATCTTGCCTGACTTAACTGCTTGATCTATTTGTTTCTGCATCATTTGGACCAAAGGGTCATTAGCTGCAGCTTCTTCAAACTTGCCTTTTTGGAACTCTCTAAATGCAGCTTCTAAATTCTCTCTTGCATCTTCTGCACCAAAATCAAATAGATTTGATGCTTTCTTTTTGCTTGGAGATTCTTTGTTGATCAATGCAAAAAATTCTTTATATTCTTTTCTTAGCTTTCCTAATTTATCTTCTGTAGCTTGAACACTATCTGTAAGAGCATCATTTTTTTCTGCAGTTTCTTCTGCTGCATCACCGCCATCATTAAAGGCTTTTCCTAGCAAAAAATAGGTTCCTGTAGCTGCTGCTGCAGCAAGAGCTATACCTTTTAGATTACCTGTCAAAGCAGTCATTCCTACTTGTATAGAAAAAATACCTTTCATGACATCTCTAATAGTTTTAAAGGCATCTTTTATCATTTTTAAATTTTTGACTATTAGGAATACTGCAGTCCCTGTTAGAAGTGATATAAATAATCTAAGATTCTCTAATACTAAAACAATAGGCTCTAAAAGAACTGTAAATGCAACTGCTAAAACTCCGCCTACAACTTTACCAAGACTTCTCATCTCATTAGTTGCAGTGGATGTTCTTTTTGCTAGATCTGTCAAAGTAGATGTTAGACCGCCTTCACCTATAGCTACCATGAACTCAGCACTTGCATCCTTCATGTTTGATATAGCACCTGATAAAGTATTAAGTCTTTCTTCAAGAGCTGTAGGGAATGTTTCTCTTCCTATAGTTCTAAGATAATCAATAACAGCTTCACCGCTTCTTTCAATCGTCTTTGTCACGCCATCAAAAGTGACAGTGATTTTATCACCATCTTGAACAGCTCTTATACCAAACTGCTTCAACATCTCCATCTCACCAGTAGTAGCGTTGAACGCTGCCTGAGCTAGATTCTCAATGGATCTACCCATACCTGCTGCTCT